GGAAATTCCCCTATTGGGTGGGAAGGAGTTTTAAGAATTCTAACCTTCCGGCGGCCGCTAGCCAGCGACCGCCACGGGAACCTTCATCAGGTAACCCGGCCATCCCGATCCACGAGGACGTGTAATCGAGACGGACTTTCCATCTAGTTGGTTCACCTGGCTTCGCTCTCAATCCGATTTTCGGACGAGGGCTCGGCCTACAAGGGCGCCTCACGGCGTTCTTACTCTTCATTTCTGAAGACGTAGGCCAAAACCAGGTGTTAAAGCCGTTGCGGTCCGCAACGGCAGTGACCTTCTTAGATGGTGTCCTAGCGTAACCGCCTAACCAAGTAATATACCACCCATCAGGGTTAACCTGAAAGGAGGGTTCACACTCTTCCGGGACTGAGATTGTCCTAGTAAGGACATCTACCTTTCGGTACAAAACCGATTGGTAGACCTCAGCCTGGGCGGCTGTTACTTGTTCGCTTCGCACCCTCTCCCGAGGGTGGGCTACGTAATGAGGGTCGAAGGGGACTTTAACCCCTTCATGGTCCGCCGCTGAATCGGGTACAGGTAAGAATGGTACCCAACTGAGCAGCAGCCGGAGAGTATGGGATAAGTTCAGCCCATGCTCAACCTCAAACGCCACCAGTCGATTAATGGCAGAGTACACCTCTGGGACCGTCTTGAGCGACTTGATGTAGACTCCACGGATGTTAATACCGTTGAGCCAGTCTTCGCCGCAAGACTCTCGGAATCCCCCAGTGTTGAACGATTTTGTTTCGTTCACGATAAATCCGAACAAAGCGAGTGCTCGAATGGTGGCTTGGTAAGCCTCCTTGACAACAATTATGTCGTCTCCGAACACCGCCCAGTTACCTGGGACGTGCTTATGCCAGATGTCTCGCTTAGATTTCCGCGGTTCGATCCGCATCAACCTATACACTGAAAGGACTATAGCACCGAACACAGCCGTCTGTAGGGGAAAGGTAAAACCATTTCCCATCGAGCTGACCATGTTAAGCTCCAGAACTTCACCAGTTGGCAAAACCGTTGAAGGCGATCGGGCTAGTCGAACCCACTTTGCAGTAGAAGCGGGCAAGACCTGCTCAATCATCTGTAAGCTCATGCTGTCACTCGCGTCTTTGAGATCGATGGTACCGTAAGCACCATTTAGCGACCCCTCTTTCGCAAGCGTGCGATTAAGGTCAGGTTGCCGTGCTAGGTTAATACCCCAGCACGAATCAAGCCGTCTCTCAATGAACGCACCAATAGCCTTCTGAATAAACATATTGACAGTAGGCTCTTTGCAGCAACTCCGGTGAGTCTCAGAGTTTTTAGGAACTGTGAAGAATTCACTGCCTGCAACTATGGAAGTCTTAAAGCAGTTCTGCCGGGCAAATTCAGCTTCGGCATATGCTGGACGTTCGCATAGTGCGCTTCGGTAAATCGAAACTAGATAATCCGATGTCGCGGAGAGGGTACTCCCAGCCACCTTATGAAACAATGTGGTCGAGTCGCCCCCTACAACCGCTCCCGGGCCTTGGCCTCCGTATTCCGCTATAAAAGCGAGATCGAAGGCCTCAGTCGGGTCCCCTGGTTCTAACAGCTTCCAAAGGAGGTATTGAACCTCATTCATTAGCTGCTCATCCCATGAGCCTTCCGGTTTCCAGCTCCACTCGCCGACCCGTTTGTTCGTTTGAACAAAACGGTTAAGTGCAGTGGTTGACTGTTGCTCCAGCATCTCCGATGGCCAGTCCTCGCGTTTCTTGAGGATCGACTTTAAGAGACTTATGCTAGATGCAACCGGGGCCGGCGTGTCTGATGTAACTACACGATCCGGGTCTTCGGGTAAATCTAAAGCAATTGCAGCACCAAGAGCAGCGTAATCACGCATACTCCAGTCCTCCATGTCAAGTGATCGATTGAACAACTTGAGAGCAGTCCAGGGGCCCTGCGACTAAGCAGGCTTCTTCAACACCCCTTTACGACGTGTCCCGGTTTTCACCGGTTTAGGGGTTTTCATCCCTACATCACGCCGTTAATCGTCGTATCCCCCAGGCCAGATGAAACTTGGCTCAGGGAACCGATGTGCATGGACTGCAATGCGCGAACATTCGGAGGATCGGCGGTATCAGCGCCAGCCGGGATCTCAATAAGAGTCCTGGCCATGGCAACCCGATAAGGTTGCCCGGACTGTACCGTCACTCCTTTGCGCGTGATCACTTTAAAAGTGTTCATGGGGACCACTGAAATCAACCCTGTCACCGGATGAGGCTTACCTAGGACAGAAAAACTCCCAGGACGCCAAAATGCGGTGGTGAAGGGCGACGCCAGTGTGTGGAACGTCACGCCGACGATAGTACCAGTGCCGGACGTGACTGCATACTGTTTTGCATTCTGGGCAGGTGCCTGATCGGCAACGTGCACCCATGCGGGGGTAGTAAACCCCGTCTGCGCTGCGCCTGTTACCGGCGAAGATAGAGCAATAGCCATGTGCGTCTTTCGATTAATGCCCGCGCGCAGCAATGCGCGGTAGGGCAGATTGATGACCAAGGATGCTGCTTACCGTTAAAGCTATTAGGTTCGCAGTTTTCGTGTCGCTCAGCTGGTTCGGGAAATCAATCTTCCGTACTATAGCTGGATACGGCACGTATCCAAGGGCTGACCGGGATACACTCCGGTACTCACTGGTTGAAGCTCCATCCGTCCCTGAGGCAGTTAGCAGGGCCGCACCCAGAACCCGCTTCGTATAGCTCTCATTAAAAATCAGTGAGATTTTACGTTGCGAAATCTGAACTTGGCTCCGATTGACCCAGCGTACGCTTGAAGTATCGACATAGTCGGCTTCAAGGACGTCACCGATATTGTAAATGTAATCGGCAAGGAAGGACCAGGGGAGCGCGTTCCATATGGTCGGTGTAAACTGCTGCAGGTCGAAACCTGTCAGCTGCTGTAGCCGGGCAACAGAACGCTCTGGTCCATTTATCTTCCTGCTCACCCCCGCTCGGTAGATCACCAAGATGTCGGATTGCTCTTTCATCATTTCATCAAACATGATGTAGGAGGCCAACAACAGGCTTTCTTTAGATAACACCGAACGTGCATCGCTATCAGCACCGAACCCCCGAACCTCAGAGTGAACAATTTCGTCACCCTGAATATAGCGGGCTAGGGCTTCTGCGGCTTCCTGTGTATCTCGCATCAGGGGTTTAACCCCAAAGGAGAACTCAAGGTACGCATCGCTGAGCGCCTTTGTCATCGCATGTACCCTCTTGGCCTTCGCCTTGATCCGAACTGAAGCTTTCCGGATCTCGGCGAGGTTATGATTGTACAGCAACAACGAAGAAAGGAGACTCTTGAAGGGTTTGCGGAATTGCGCAATCGTTTCGCCTAACTCTGCGAGAAAAGTAAGACTGTCCCACTGAGCATACTGAGCTTTTATAGCTCGTCGTAAGCTAACAATTGCTTTACTTTCGGCACGCGCGCTATTGGCCATTACAGACCCAAAATGGGCTGTTAACGGGTTTTGCCCGTAGAGACCTTTAACGAAGCACCGATAGGTACCATCCTTAGGGTTACCGACAGTTTTAAGACGGATAACTTCACCGTCGATGTCACCCCCAGGGATGAACCGTTGCTTACTCCCGTTAAAAGGAGTCGTTGCGCTACTGCCAGACGCCACCAAGGCTTCCCAGCCTGGGAGGCGCCATCCGGCCATACTCGAAGACAGACTCCCCACAGATCTCTGGTCGAATGACCAGGAACCAGTGGGCGGAACGGCATTAGTATAATCGATGCCTTCTTGGTAATGCTTGACGTGAACACGAGTCGTCTTAGACTTCGTATAATATCGAGCGGTTTCCAAGTCCACAGTCTCGAGTGAATCGAGGCCTAGCGAAGCAACACCCATATCCCCTCCCTTATTGGAAAGGAGACGAGCCGTCAACCAACGGCTCTGTAACACCTTCAACATCATCCTCTTCAAAAGCCTTCACAAGATGCAGTCGATCAGACAGCATTAGATTGCGACAGATGAGGATGTAAGACAGGACCAACAGTTCGCGCTCGTCCAGAGCGTATAGACCGAACTCCAGAGCTTTTTGCTCTGTTTCCCAGACGAGATGTTTTCCGTCGGAAGAGTTTAGGTGGGTAATTAATTCCACTTTTTCGGTCAGAATCATGAAGGTCCTATGTTGAAGTATAAGCGCTTACGAGCGCAACTCGACGGGATAACCAAAGAAGGAGTAGGACGGCGTGATGCCAAGTAAGAATATTGGACAAAACGCCTTGCTGGTTTGATTAGGACCAGCGCCTAGGGAAGTCTACCCGATCAAGGGTTGATGATCCCCAACCGTACAAATCGTTTCAGCCGCTTAGCGGTTAAATGAAACGATTTAGAACGATGCTCTCTTCGGCGGC